TTTTGAGCATCAGACATACCAGCAGTATGTGATGCAAAGCGATTCTCATACTGAGGATGACCTTTTATGTTCTCCTCTCCACCATGCTTTTTAGCAAGAGCCTTTCTCTTCTTCTCATAATCAGGAGATTTTGTATTGTCATACTTTGCCTTTGCTTCTTCTACTTCCGTAGATTCTTTAGTTACCTTAATAAGAGGATTCCTATCATTATCAAACTGTGCTTCGTTACTTGGAAGTTCGTCTCTTTGGAAGTAAACAACTTTACCACCAGGATATACTTTTACAATTTCATGCTGAACATCACCCCTTGAAGGCATTTTTGCTTGAGGGAAGAACATTCTAATGTTATACATTTTAGCTCGCCATTGCACACCAACTTGAACGATGTGACCGAATTCTGATGGTAGCCTTACTGCTTCATCAACTGTCATTTGGAGTTCCTCCGATTGTTTTTTCTTCTCAGGTAAACCTTTATGCTTTGTAGATGCAAAATCTTTTACATCTTTAGTTTTCATACCACAAGCAGCTTTTGCAACCTCTGGTGTAGAAGCATTACCAGTTCTTTTCGCATTAAGAACTGCACCCATAAACCTTTGCTGTTTTTTAGAGACTGCTTCCTCTGTTTGATTTGCTGATTGAACAGCTCTTTTAACATCATGTGATACATCTGCTTTCACCTTAGCAGTGATTTCATTTTTAAGTCTTTCTCGCTTTATTGCTTTTTTATGAGCAGTTTGGTGATCAGCTGCTTTAGACTTATTTGTTTTGGTGAACGTTGCAAGTTTTTCTTTACGCTTCTGGATTCCTTCCTTCCGCTTATCATCAAGATCTTCATTAACATCTACATTACCTTTAGTATCTGTAGGTGCATGAACACTTCGATGCCTTTGATCTCTTGCCTTTTTAGTTGCTTTGAGTTCCTTTTTCGCTTGAGCATAAGTATCTTCTTCATTAACCCATTGATCTGCTGCCTTCATTTTAGGCATAACATCTTCAGGTCTAATAAGATCAATAATCTCAGCAAACTTTTCACCAGTGCATGTACGGAGAACTAAATTCTCACCCATTCCACCACCATCACCATTTCCACCGTTACCACCATTGCCACCATTACCATTAGTGTCATTTTCATCCCCATCATCGTCATCTTGAACGAGACGACCTCTACCACCTACATGGTATCCAGAAGGAATCTTTTTACACTTTTTATCAGTATAGCAATAGTAATGACCCTTTTTGCATGATTTATGCATGTGGTCTTCAAAAACGTCGTTACTAATCTCAGTAACAATCAAATCTACAATCTTCAATCCTTCAATCTGTGGATTGGGAGGAAGTTCAATTTTAGACTTTAATTTACTTTTTGCCACATTTTTCTCATTAGGATTTGACGATTTAGTCATATTCCTAATCTTAGCCTGTTTAGAAGCATCTTTATGTGATTTTTTATCAATAGCAAAACTAGGCATTTTCAAACGCAGTTTTTTTCTATTTATCTTTTTCTTCTGCTTTGTTCTTTTTAAGTAACTTAGATAATTCTGCTGTTGATCCAAAGAACATAGCATTGGTAACGTTAGTTGGACCTTTTGGATTATCTTCTTCAACTTCTTTAATCTTCTTCTGAAGATCCATTAACTTATCTGTTGTATCAGAAACAGATTTAATAAGTTGACCAACAACCTCAAATGCTCTTGCATTGCCTTGATCAACTGCTATTTCTAAAGCACTATCTAATGCTTCTTGTCCTTTCTCAATAATAGAATATAATTGTCCTCTTGTATAATCATAATCCTTCTCTATATCAACATCTTTATTCTTAGAAGTAGATACTGGTTTCTTAGGTTTGTCCTTTACAACCTCAGTTTCCACTGCAGGTTCAATATCAAAAGTATCATTTAGATCTTCAAATTTGTCTTTCATGATTAAGATCCACTAAAACCAAAGTCATCCCCTGCTTCTATAAGTGCATTATCAGCACTAGTAATTCCTTTGACATCACTACCACGAACATGTTCTATGGCAGTTGTATTATAAGAAGCACGTTTTACAGTTAGTTTATTACCAGTAATATCAGTAATATACATTGTTTCATTGTTAATATCAATATATGTTTGTTCTGCTAATCCTGCTGAATCATCTACAGGGATAGTAGTTGCTGTTGAAAGAACATCTTCTGAGAGATTCGCAATAACATCTCCAGTGTAATTCTTCGTAGCAACTGGTGTAGCATATGCAATCTGACGACCTGAACCATATGCTGCACTTTTCTCTCCAGGTGTAATACCAATAGATACCTTCTTGATAAGATCTTTTGGTGTACTTGGAACTGGACCAAATAAGTATGTTTTAGCAGTAAAACTTAAAGTATACAATAACACTCTTCTTGCAGTATAATCACCTTCATAGTTGTCTTCAAATCCAACTTGATCTAAGGTAATTGGTATATCTTTCTTCTCTCCAATAGTATCTACTAGATCAACTGTAATAGTATAATTTGGTTGAAAATATGGAAGTATTTGCTCTACGATTTGTAATGCGTCATCATTTAGCAAAGTCATTATGGACAACTCAAACTGCATGTTGTAAGGAACGGGCATATAAACCTTACGTACATCCTTCTTATCACTTTTTACTGTAGTTACAAAAGTCTGTGTTGCACCTACCTTCCTAGTAGTATCATATTCAATTCCTGTAAACTCAAAAGACATTCTAGGCAAACTCATAGATACTGGTTTATTCAGATCTGGTTGTTGCTCAATTCTTGCTAAAAATTTCTGAGTTGGACCATATGCCAATGGAACTTTAATAATCGCAGATGGATCAGCAGAACTATCACCATCTCTATGGATAGTGATATTGTTAAAGAGAGTACCGAATCCAATTACGGTTTTTCTAAAAATTTGATGGTAAAAATGATCAAACATAATTATACATTTCCAAATGGGTTACTTTCACTAAAGTCTAATATATTATCTGCCTCAGACTCTATAGTTGCATTCTGAGGGAATCCAGTTTCTGGAAGATCATCACTATTTAGATCACTTATACAGAACCTTGTAGAGGTTTCTTGTCCAACAATATACTCTCCTTTTTGGAAGGTTCCTACAATTTGTCCAACTCGTAACTCCCTTGTAACAGCATTCCAAGTTTTAACTTGGGCAGTTGCACTACTTGCTGTACCAACTATATCTTCTCCTCTATCAAACGAACCAGTTCCTCCAGTCTGTACTGGTGGTGCGATTAATATCTCTGGAGTATCAGTGTACCATCCACCACAAGATTCGTAAACAAGTGCAGTAACTGAACCTGCAGCAGATACAACTGCTTTAACCACTGCTGGTATAGTTGTACTTCCGATACCACTATATCCATCAGGTGCAAATGCTACTGTTGGAATTCCAACATAACCTCCACCACCATTGGTAATAGTAATAATACCACAAACACCATCAGCAATATTTGTTATCGCATATGCACCAGCACCAGTATCGGTCATAAATCCAACTCTTGGTGCTACAGTATATCCAGAACCTGGATTTGTTAAATTTACTGCTTGAACTCTTGATAAATCTTCATTTGGTTCACAGAAATCTACAAGACCACTAATCATAGAAGTAACCCCAACTGGATTTGTTCCTCCACTTGGAGCAGATGAGAATGCAACTTGAGGTGGATGTGTATATCCTGAACCTCTTCTAGAGACAATAACATTACGAACACCACCATCAACTAAAGTAGTAACAGCAGTTGCTTGTGATGCTATTCCAGCAAGGATCATTGTCTGAATATAACCTTCTTCTTCGACATTATCATCAATAAAGTCAATACCAGTATCTACCTCTTCGTCGTTGTATATGAAGAGTTCACATCTCAACTCATAAACATAATTCTTTTGTAGTTGATAGAATGGTTTCTCATGCTCAACATACTTAATTTCAAATAATCTATCTCCTAACGGAAAATATACTAAATCTCCTTCTTTTGGTCTAGACGCTAATTTGACACCCTTTATTGGTTCTATTCTATTTCTTATCTCTTGCTCATATCTCTCTTTAGAGATGATTAATGTTAGATCATCTAATTCTTGAACACCAAACTTAGATAGAAGTGTTCCTGCTCCAGAATATCCATCAAAAGTTTCAACATATGCTTCTAAAGGAATAGCATTACCAAAATTGGACCTGGAGACTTCCTCCATGACAGTTTTTTCAGTACCATAAGTCCTTGGTATGTAATAAACTTCCACACCAAACATCTTTAATTGTTCATTCACTAAGTCCTGAACAAGATTTTGTTCTCC